TATGACCCTCCTTCGGACGGTTGTTGGGCGTAACGCCCGGTTGGTTATCGCTGATCGGGGCAGCGCCCCAAGAGTCACCGATTCTTGCTTGACTGCCTGCGCGACCACGCGGCACAAGGGCCAAGTGGTTCATGCGAATGTCAGTCATTTCAAAATCAGCATCGATGCCGTCACGGGCTTTAACGATATTAGCATTATACCCCATGCTGATTTCCTTATGCGTCGTTTTGGCCGCTTCGATGCCCTTGGAATCCTTGATCATGGGGTTAACGACGATCCACTCGCCGTCCTTGGCGAATGCGTCGCCTACTTCGCCCACGGCATACTGCGACCAATTATCGGCGTTCACGCTTTCTTGAGGGTGGTCAATAGTCACTGGAACGCGGGTAATGCTGTTAAGCGTGTCTTGCGCGAACACCTGATCAGGATGGCGGTAAACGCGGACAATATCGTTCGGCTTGAACCCGGCTTGCGCCGCCACATCGCCAAGCTCGGCAGCGTAGTATTCCTGAACACCGGTGCGGGCCACCTTGGCGGTCGCCACTAGATAGCCCTCGCCGGTCTGCTTGGTTTGCCCCACGCTCACGCGGTCATTGAATCTCATCTTCGCCCCCAATCAGGTTATTCTGCTCGCCCAGCGAACCATACTGATCAACAGCCGCCTCAAGCCCCGGCAATACGCCGATTTCTGTCAGGGCGTTTACCATAGCATCACTGAGCGCGTCAACTGGGATAACCTCGCCAGCATTTGCGCCTGCCAGAGCGCGCGCGGCAGTGGCGTACTTGCCGAACATCTCGGCAGACTCTGCCTCGGTAAGCTGACGCAGCGGTGCCCACTCGTAATAGATCTCGGCGGGACGGTCGCCCAGCGCCTGGGTGATGATGCATTCGTCCAGCAGGGCAATGGCTGGCTCAATGTCCTGCGACTGGATGTCGGCAATGCGGTCATAATAGACCCGCTCGTCCCCCTCGCCGCTGCCAGACAGTGCAGCAACAGCCCGCCCGAACAGGCGCGTAACAGGAATGCGCGCCGCGCCAGAGACCCAGTCGAAGAACTTAGCCATCAGGGCTTCGAGGCCGGCGAATGCGGCGGACTTCTTCTCGTAGTCGTCCTGGGCGTCGATCATGAGCATGCCGTTGATCCCTTTCATGGCGGCCTGCAGATGTGCCCGGCGCAGGATCAGATCGTCCTGGTGTTGCTCCAGCAGATCCGCGAAACCCTGGACCTTCATCACGTCCACGTTCGCCTCGAAGACCAAGCTGGCGATGTTGGCAACGGTGGTGTCGGCGCTCTGAATGGCGCTCAGTGTGCTTTGCAGCGCGGAGTCGCCCCATACGCCGCTGGCTGTGTAAACCCCTGCGCCCGGCACCTTGCGGCCAGCGAAGATAGCAAAGCGGCTGGCATGCACTCGAACACGGGCGCCTTTGCCGTTCGAGTTGATTTCGTAGAACTCAGGCTTGCCGTAGTAGGGGCTGCTGATATCGCGGACAATCTCGCCGGGGGTTAGTTCGTCCTTGCCCATGAGGATCAGGGAGTTGATGCGGTCGCCGGGCCGCAGCGGATTGGCAGGGTCCTGGTTCTCGGCGCTGATGTACAGGGCAGACCCGCCAAGGATGCGGGAAGCGATCAAAGCCTCTTGGACCTTGTGCTGCAGGCCAAGGCGCTTTTCTTCTGCCTCGATCTTGGTGATCTGTTCAGCCTCGGCACGCCAGGATCGCCACTTCCGTGTGGCATCTTCGGCGGGATAATCGCAGATGGCGGCAGCGAGCCAGCTGGTGCGGTACATGGCCACCAGCTGCTCGGACGTGAGATTGTCGGGGACGTAGAAGGTGTGGGAAGCCTTGTCTCGGCCTGTCCCGAGGTTTGCGACGACGTTCTGCAGCCCGTCGCTGATCATCACACCGTTGGAGTGCGCCTGCATGCGCGGCTTGTTGGTCATGCGAAGCCGCTCCAGCTGTAATGTCCAACCTCGATCAGCATATCCTGTATCGCATCCATAAATGAATCGACTGCATCGTCGTGAGCCGCCACCGGAAACAATGATATCTCATGTAGCATATCAGATAAAGCCGGGTGCCGCTCAGGCAAGTATACACGTCCTGCCTCGACCATGGGTGCAGTATCGTACCCTCTGGTTAATTTGTCACGATTTCGCGGTATTCCCTCTACCGGGATTCCTTCTTGCCTGAGTTGCTGCACCAATCCAATGCCGCTGGCCTTGTCCTCGATCTTCAGCTTTCTGACGGTGGCGGGCGCGGTGGCCCTACACTTGTCCCAGAATGCCTTGGCGTTGGCCAGCAGCTGCGGAGACTCCCAGCGGCCCATAATCATGTCGATCAGGTAGGCATTGCCGTCCTTGCCCTTGCCCCACAACTGGAACCAACTCCGGTCATTCTCCTGCCCGGTCTTGTGGGCGGTATCCGAGTAGATCATGCAGTATTCGATCTTCGGCAGCGTAGTCCAGTAGCGCAGCCATTCCTCCTTGAACACGCCACCGCCGAGCGGGGCCGGGGTTTGCAGGTACTGCCCAGCGTAGACGTAGCTGTTGCTGGCCTTCAGGCGCTCCAGCATATTCAGCGGGAACTGCTCAGGCCAGAATGATTCGCCCTGCTCGTTTACCGCAGGAATGCACAGATGATCCCAATGTTCACCATTTCCGCCGCCTAGCAGCCAGCCGCTCAGGTCGCTCTCATGCAAACGCTGTTTTATCACTATGATTGGAGTATCTGGCCGGTTCTTACGACTTTCCATTGTCGTGCCAAACCAGTCAATGACGTTTTGGCGCATCACTTCGCTATTAGCTTCGTCCGGCTTATGCGGATCATCAATAACGATGGCTCCTTGAAAGCGTCCTGACATACCACCAGCGCCACGCCCTGTAATGGAGCCTTCTGAGCCAGTGGCATAAACCACGCCGCCCTGCTCCGTGCGAAATTCGTCTTTTGCGGAGCTGTCATCTCGAATCTTAACCCACGGGAATATCTTTTGATAAAGCTCATGGCGCATCACTTCACGAACACCGTAAGCGTTATTTGTTGCAAGCCGCTTAGAGTAGCTGGCGTGAATCCACTCACTGTCAGGGTATATACCTGTCGCCCAAGCGATAAAGTTCACCACGGCCAATTCTGTGTTATGGACAACATAGCCATCCGAAATGTAGTTTTTTTCATCGTATGAGTCCGCATCGACAGACAAATGATAAACATCATCAACGCCTGATTTTTCGACACATTTCACCCTGTCATAGATGAAATCTTTCTTTATCCACTTGGCAGCTAAGGTTGGGTCGATTTCTTCCACCATCCTCGCAAACTTGGCATGAGAAATAATCCCCTTGCCATTCTTAAAGTCGATCTTCGGCTTTGCAATTTTGCATTTGTATGTAAGACCTTTAGCCGCATCGTGAGGATAGCCTAGCAATGGCGAACCCCTGCGCTCTGTTTGTGCCAGTCTAGCTATTAACGATTCCTGCTTGTGCAGGCAATCTATCTTTCTAGAAAGATCCTGAGCCTGAGTGGTGCTAATAATTAGCGTATAAGCGCCAGCATAACCGTTTTGCTTTGAATATTTGAAAGCCGTAACACCACAAGTGTCCAACAGCAAGGATATGTCATCAACCAACCCCTCGCTGGCCAAAGTAACACCGATTTCACCGTTTTGGTTAACATATCCATCTGTTGCCACCATAAGTCCTATGAATCGGTACTTTTGCGCCAATGGCAGATCGAAAAAAGCAGGCGGCAGCATTTTGTTTTTTGCTAAACATCCCATTAAACCATGCTTCTTGATTAGCTTGGCTGCAAGACCGCTATTGCCGCCCATTACAGAATAGTCGTATCGGCTTTCATCGTAACGCTTAACAGCGATCCCTAATTCTTTGCAGCAATCCAAAAAGCAATCTAATGCCTTGTTGTTGTCCGATGCAAACCTAATGTTCTTGCCATTTTGGTTTGATGTGCCTCCCTCAAAAAGCATCATTGTGATGAAATCCAGCTCCGCTTCTGGCAGAGGTGAATTACCATCTATTTTGCTGCAAAGCCTAATTAGGTAATGCTCGCTAGTTAGATCCTCAGCCTTTACCCAGCCTCTTTGAGTCAAAACTGGATGATCGTAACTAACCTTTGTCGATCTACCTGTAATACTCTTGATGGTGACCGTCTCTTTTGTGTATTTTTCAACACCGAGAACCCTTTGTTTTTTTATCTGCCCACCAATGTGCGATAGAACGAAATCGCCCGCCCTAATCTCGTGTGCTTTCATATACCCACCATCAGTCAGAATAAGTGAGTTCATTGTAACACACTTACCGGATCGTGGTGGAATGTTGATTATCAGCCTGGTGGTGTCACCCAACACGACACGTTCCAGCGCAGCGCAGATTGCACCCTGGTGCCAGTTCGGCTTCATAGGTGCGCCCTTGCGCGCGTGGAACATTGTCTGTGTAAACGTCAGCAGGTCTGCCTGGCAGTCTGCAATCTCAGTCGGGGTCATTTGTTGTGCTTAGCTCTAAGCGCCTGCAGCACTGCCTCCTGATTCGCGGCAGGGCTCATACTCCCATCCCCAGAGCGGTGGTCGATCTCCTGCTTGTCGGAGTAGCCATGCTTGGTCAGCATCATCTTGGTTATGGCCGGATTGAAGTCGTTGCTCAGCCCGCCGTTAACCAATGTGCGCTCTTGGATTTCCTCCACACGCGTTAAGATGTCCAAAAACTTGGCCTTTTGCGGGTCTTTTGCCCACTCATAACAAGTGCTTCTTGCCACGCCTATTTCAGCAGCAAGACCGACAACCGTAGGCACCTTGTCGCCGCATGCTTTCCAGCCGCCGCTTACGTAGCGCTCCGCTGCTGCCAGTCTCGCTTCGGTGTAATCGGTCGGCCTTCCACCAGGCCCCTTCTGCTCGCTCATAACCCACCAATAAGTAAACGGTTCATCTCCACCCGATCATAGCACCACGGGGTGGGGAGTGCGACTGTTGCGCCCGCCACAGTGCTCAGCTTATTCGCCGCCAGGCATTATTCCATTCTCCATATTCTGATCCCTCCGCTTTCGCGCTTGGACTTGATTTTTATGCCAAGCCTTCTTGCCGTATTCCGTGAGCCGTTAATGCTGGCATCGCCCTGCTTTGCGCCTGGGATCAGAACGCTGTCCCCGACATCGAGCTTGCTCAGCAGCTTAGTCATTGAAACTGGCACAGGTACGTCTTTCTGAATATCCATAAAATCCTCCTATTTCCAGCAAATGTACGCATCGTTTAATTTGTTGTCAATGTTTTATTTGTACCATTCGTCAGTGTAACGCTATCCCCCAGATCGTTACACTGACGTTACGCCGTAAGTTGTTGATTTTAAAGGGTCTACCACATTACTCACATCTGTAACGGTAAAGGAATATATATATAGAGGGCTGTGTCTCATGTGTTCACCCTATGTCTGCATCACTCTCATAGTGTCTGTCCACACAAAACCGCGTGTTGAACGTTACAAACGGGCAAGCCGTTGTTTTTAAAGTGGTTTTTCTGTTACGCGGGTGTACCGTAACCGTTACGCTGAGCCAGAACGTTACAGATACCGTATGGAATACAATGAATGGCGTAGCTGGGCGAGTCGCGGCATGCTCGCCGGCAAGAACAAAAAACCCCGGCCATGCCGGGGTCTCCTGAGCTATCTGTGTCAGCGAATAGGTATCCTCGTAACCCGACTGACCACGCCAGCAAACCGAACAGGTTCAGGTCTTGGGCCTGCCCCCTCAATCCTTCCAAGTATCGTTCTCCAGCCGGCAGCCCATGGGGAGTCTCGAAGCAGCTTCTGAAGCTCTGCGTGCTTGTTGGCCACGTCCAGGTAGTTGCCTTCCACGCGCAGCCCGTAGCGCCCAAGTACCGCATTAGCATCGACGGCATACATCCCATCGATCTTCCCGCGCCCTGCCGCACAATCGACCAGCTCACCGATAGATCGCTGCTTCTGGCCCTCGCTGGTATCGAAGCGGACCTGGCTCTGCAGGATGCGGTTTAAGCAGCTCTCCTCGTCGCTTGCCTGCTCTGCCTCCTCGGCATCTGAGAAGTCCAGCTGGCGTATAAGGTTGCGCGCCTCCGAAAGTGTCACCTGATCCCTGCGTATAAGCGCGTACCAGCCCGCCAGCAACGCGCCGATCTGATCCCCAATACGTTGGTCGCCTAATTCCTCAGCGACCGCTGTAGCGAACGTGGAGGCGTTCTCGCGTATGGTTGGGAGCATGCGGTAGATCCGCGCGCGTATCGCCGCGCAGTTTTCCTCGGTAAAGAGGTTGCCAACCGCCGCACTGAATTTACCGAACCGTTCGATCTCTTCAGGCGTTCGGTCGTGCGGTGCTATCGTCACCACTGTAAACCGCGACTCGTCCGCCGCCTGTGACAGCGAGACGTTGATGGACCCCAGCATGAACATGGAGCGCATGCGGAAGGCCATGCCGTGACCGTCTACAGTTCCCTTCACTATCTGCGCCGTGGAGTCGCTCGACGACTGCCGGGCCAGCTCTATCACTGACTGCATGCGCCGTTGCGCGCCTGCGTCCTCCGACTCCGCCTCGTCGAAGATGACTGGCCTTGCGTCCTGCTTGATTGATTGGCGGATGCCAGCCTCAGACGTGTTGCCCTGAACCATCAGGGCGCAGGGTCCGAGCAAAGGTGCGACCATGTTGTCTTGCATCCATGACTTGCCAGCGCCTCGGCGTGCGGTCAGCCATATGTGCGGGCGCCACTTCAGACCGCCGCAGATAGGCGCCAGCGCGCAGAACCCGGCCATGTACATGGAGTGGATAGGCTTGGCCCAGTTGATCTGATCAAACAGTTCTGTGAACTGCTGGCCCAGGCTGTCTGGCGCCTGATCGACAGATACACCCATCTCCATGGCTGCTTGCTTGGTGTAGATGTACTTCGACTTATGATCACTGATTGCAGTGATCTGGCCGTCAACCATCAGCTTGGTGCCGAGGTGAAGAACCGCTCGACCTTCATCAAACCAAGCGCCGCGTCCGCGCTCACGCTCCATGCTGTAGATGCCGACATTCTCGCAGGATCTCATCAGGTCGGAAGCGGCCAGCTGCCAGTCTACTCCGCCCTTATCCTTGGGGTAGGCCATCTCCCACCATTCAATCGGGGCAAGCGCCAGCATGTCGGCAGCCGAGGTGTGCGAACCTCGCCGTATCTCAGCCACCTGCTCTGTGCCTCTTGGAAGGTAGAAGTAGCTGTTTCCGTTGTAGCCAAGAGCCTTGAAAGGTGAATAAGGTTCGGCGCGCTTCCGGCTTTCCTCGGGCGCATCGCCGGACGGAGGGGGGTCCATCTCCTCTGGTGCGGGGGTAACAGCCTTGGCCAGCTCTGTGCGCTTGCGCTCGCTCTTGATACCGAGCGCTTGCGCGGCCGCCTTGACAGCCTTAGAAGCGTCGCTGTTGTGCTCGTAGTAGCAGAACAGATCGAACGCATCGACCGGATGCCCGGATGATTCGCTGCACAGTGGGTCGCTGGCGTGATGTATCCAGCACTTGTCGGACTCCGGGTAGACGACCACCCCTGGCAGCCCCGTGGAGCTGTGCGGGGACAGGTAGCGGTTCTTGCTGATTCGACGGTATCCGTAACGCTCCAGCTCCGCCTCGATAGTGGTAGACCGTTTGTAAGCATCGATAGTACCGTCACCTGTGTACTCGATCTTCTTCTTGGTGCCCCGCTTGGGCTCGGGTGCCGAATGCGCCGGCAGCCACGGGCACATGGTCTGCATCTGGGCCTTGAAGCTGTCGAAGTTCTGCCACAGCGCCAGTAGCCATTTTGGCGGCTCTGGCCAGTCCTCTCGGGGCTGCGTGTGCCAGCGGTAGGGTTCGCCGGTGTCAGGATGGATAGACGGGGGCAGCACGTCCTGGCGCTGCTTGTCGCCACTGGTGGCTGAGCGCAGCTCGAACACGCAGTACATGGCCCAGCGCTTGGCAGCGTTTCGGATGCGCTGCTCGCGCTCGGTATCGCCCGCGTCCTTTGCCGCCTTGGCGGCACGCATCGCGGCCTTATGCTTCTCGCCGGTAGGGTCGTTCTTGCTTGGCCAATTGATCTTGCGGTAGGGCAGGTCTACACCGGCAGGCAGGCGGAACATGATACGGAACCCGCGCGCCTTGATGGTCGGCGTTTCACGGATCAGCTTTTGAAGGTCAATGCCCAGGCACTCGCAGATAGTCTCGAACGAGTCCCAGCAGTCGATATCCAGACTGCCCACTCTGGAGGGGCCGAGTGCCACGCCCATGTTCCAATCGGGGCGGCTCTGGTAGAACTGTTCGGCCTCCTCAGCTGTCGAAAGGCAAGAGTTGCCCCAGTCGGCGGATCTTGGGAATTTGCGGCCTGGTTCGATGGGAACGATGTGGAAACCGAAGCGCTCGATGTAACGCCTGGCGTACCAAGCAGATGACTTACTCATCAGACATCCCTCCCTGACCGGTTGCAGCATCTGGATCAATCCATGCATGGATCGGCGCGTTCGAGGGTATGTCCTCTGGCTTAATCCACAGCTTCCCGCCGTGACGATCCAGCTTGATGATGGAAAGGCAGTCCAGGCACTGGATGCCGAAATGATGGGTGTTTTTTTGAAGTATTCGCCGGCAGTACTGCCAGCGCTCATGTGCGCAGGATTCTTGCATGTTCACCTCTTGAGGTTAGGGGCCTTGGCCCATGGAGTGCTATCGGCTGCTTGCCGAGCCAATCAACTCTAGCGCATCGTCTACCGACCGCGCAACGCCAGCGATACCACCGGCCCTTTTCACGGCGTCGATAAACCGTTGCTGTTCTGGGGATACTCGGCCTCTGGCGGTCTTCACCTCCACGGCAAGGAATCGTCCGTCCGGCGAGATACCGATGATGTCGCTACCACCCTTGACCAGCCCTGTCGTAAACATCCTGGCATTGGCAAGCGTAACAGTGTTGCCGTCCTTGTGTATCTGCCGTCCCACCCACGCGCCAGCGGTCTCTACGCGCCAGACGGTGCAGCCTGCTTGACTTAGCGCGATGAGGATTGAGTTCTGTATACGGGTCTCTGGGTTCATGCCTGCAGCTCCCACACCGGAACGCCAGCCTTCCGCGAGCGGCGAACCATATCAGCAGTACCAACCCCGCCAGGGAACGCAACCACAGCGTCAGGCGCCCCCAGCTCAAGCATGCTCTGATTGCGTATAGATCCCGCCTTCTTGCCGTGGAAATCCCAGTTAGCGTGAAACGTGCAGCGCGGAACGCCGTTATTGATCGCCCATATACCGCCATGCGCATCAGCCCCGCGTGCACCACCTTCGATTACCAGTGTGATTCCGTGCTTCTTGTGAATGGCATCCATAACCTGTATCACCCTTTCGTAATCATCGTAATCCCTTCCGCCACACACCAATATTCTCATGCCTGCAACTCCAACATAATGTCCCGCGCCGCCTTATAATCCGCAGCGCC